CGCTAACCCGGCAGCCCTTAGAAGACATGCGTCGCTAAGGCTGAAGGAAGTGGCGTGACGCCTACTTCGCCCCTGCCTGAGACACACATGTTTCTTGTGGGGCCGCCGGATTAGGTTAGTGAACCTCGCTGGTTAACAGGTTTCCAATGCGGAAGCCTTTACGACCTACATTGGTATACCAATGGTTCAGAGCGACGAATTACGAGTCCGCTGCCACACAGGTGGATTTATGATTCCCGTTCTGGACCGGAGATTATCCGTGTTCCAGTGAGGCCAATTAGACGGATCTTCGTCAAACCTAGGTTGGTAACCTAGACCGAGAATAACCATCCTCATGGCCGTGGGTCAACCATCACTGTTGTAGCCCGCTCCTTCCCAGCCCTACAATAAATGACTAACCACGGCATGACGTATTTACCTTCTACATGGAACGTAAGAACAAAATGCTACGAATTATTGAGCAGCTAGTCTCAAAAATCCTAGCACTTTATTTCTCTGGTACCATGTATTCCACCGTAATAGAAATGTACTTCGCGCGCTTAGACAAGCTAATAGCCGACCGAGGTCTCGCGTTTACCGTAATGTACGTGAAAAGCTCACGTAATTGCGTTATGCGCGTGATCTCCGGAAGGCCACTAGCTTCTTGCGACGGTGTGGCTTTGGATGAAGGCTGGCCGATCTGGCTGGCCCCGTTCCGCTACCTGATCCAAGACAGGGATGGGCAACGCGTTCTTCTTACGATGTTAATCGCACTAAGAGGCGTGATGCTCAAACCTGCACTAGATCTTACCCCAATCATCTCACCGTGGGCGGGCGCTCTTCCGGAAATCTCCGATAAGCAGCACGCTCACGTGTGTAGAGGATTGGGAGTCCGACGCAAGTCTGTCGAGTGGAGCAAACCCCACATGTCGACGAAGAGGGGCCCTCTAGGGCAGGCTTTGTTAACCGCTGTTTCAGAACTCACTTTGGTTCCCCAAGAACTATTAGATAGTATTATCATAATAGGGGGTCCCAAACTGGGATCTGTTATAACGGGTCTCAAAGCGCCTATAGGGGGGACCAACCTCTCGGTTGTCGATGTGTGGAGTAAACTCTACCCGCCAAAGACTAAGTCGCTGCGACGTATATCCTATTTCAGCGATAAGGAGGGTAAGACCCGAGTAATTGCGATTCTTGATTATTGGTCGCAGACTTGTCTGAGACCCCTGCATGACTGCCTTAACGGCATTCTGCGGAGGATCCCTCAGGACTGCACCTTTAACCAGAACCATTTCCTCAAATGCTTACCTCCCAAAGGTCCATACTACAGCATTGATCTTTCCAACGCTACCGATCGTATGCCTATAGCTCTCCAGCTTAAGGTTGTACGTGAGGTAATTGGGAAGACCCGTGCTGATGCGTGGGCCCATATTCTTGTAGGGTACGAATATACGCTCTCAGGGATGGCACGCGTCGCAAAATACGCATGCGGTCAACCCATGGGAGCTTATTCGTCGTGGTGCGCGATGGCGCTCACTCATCATTACCTTGTACGCTTAGCTGCGGTTAGGGTGGGAATCCCCCATTTCCGTGACTACGCATTACTTGGTGATGATTTAGTGATCGCTAACGCAGCCGTTGCAACAGAGTACCGGAACCTATTATCAATCCTCGATATGCCCGTATCTGAGGCGAAAACACATGTGTCTGTCGACACGTATGAATTTGCCAAAAGATGGGTGCATAAAGGGGAGGAAATAACGGGTTTCGGTGTCTCTGGTCTGCGGGCAGTATGGAAGAAGTACTCTCTCCTTCATAACTACCTTCAGACGCAACAGCACCACGGTTGGTGTCTGCTTACCAGCAAGCACCCGGACCTAGTCTCAACCATATATTATATTTACGGCCGCCCGCAGCAATGCGAGAGGGTAGTAAAATTATATATGGTGTTCGATTCGTTGCAGAAATGCAAAGTTGCGGGGGATTACAGTGAGCTACTAAGTTGTGTAGCAGACTGGTTCCCCGGCCACCTTTCCTCTTCCTTGTTAGATGGGCTTAAGTGCTCATCTAGACTCAAGAACGTCGCGAGACGCGTCGTTAGTGAGGCGAAGAGAAAACTTGTCGAACGAGACCTAACGAAATTCCAGAATGACACCTGGTCGATTCATGGTCGACTCGACACAGATGTTAAACGGGAATTCCGGGACTTGCCTGGTCAGGCATACCGCGCTGCTCTTCGAGAGTTTCACCCAATGATTATGGTATTGAACAGGACCATAGATGCAAGTATTGATTACTTGATTAGTAACTCAATATTGGATCCTGGCCCTGAGACGGATTTCTCCGCGCTCAGTCTGTCCAAGTACCATGTATCAAAGGGTGTATTCTCTATGAGAGCCTCGCACTCCATTAGCCTTGCACAGAGTATGGTCGTCAAGTCTGTACTAGACATCCTGAAAGCTCAGGATATCTCGTTACAGAATTGGGAAAATACATCTCTGCTAGGGAAATAAAGTTGCGGGTCCAGGAAGGAAGTCTCGCGTAAGTGAACCTCTCGGCGCCCCTTTAATCAGGGGTCGCGTCGTTAAGGCAAACACATTCGCTTGACCTCCACCTCAGGTGATAGACCTCTTCAGAG